GACGAGGGGATGATTGAACACGCGCAGCAGATGATTGACGCCCGCGCCGCCATCGCAAAAGCAACAGGAGGCCAGGCATGAGCACTAGACCACCAGAGCCAGAGTTCCTGATCCAGTGGCGTGAGTGGATGCGCGCCGGGCCTCCTAAGTGCTGCCACACCTGCGAGCACTATGGTGTGGACGGTCTGTGCGTCGAGTTCTTCATGAAGCCGCCCGAGGACTTTGCAGCCACGCTGGACGCCTGCGACAAGTGGGAGGCCGAATGTCCGTTCTAGACCGGCTGCCCACCGAGCACGAGGAGCAGCGCGAGCTGGGGCGCTGGTTTCGCCAGACATGGCCAGGCGTGCGCATTTTTGCGGTGCCCAATGGCGGGGCCAGGAGCAAGGCCACAGCCGGCCGCCTGAAGGCCGAAGGCGTGGCCTCTGGCGTGCCGGACCTGTTCGTGCCGGCCTGGCGTCTGTGGATCGAGATGAAGCGCGCCAAAGGCGGCAGCCTCAGCCCAGAGCAGAAGGACTGGATTAAATATCTGGAAAGTGTGGGATTCTGTTGTATAGTGGGAAAAGGTGCGGAAGATGCCAAGCGGCAGATCAGCGCCTTTTCATCAACCAACAGAGAGAACCCATGACCCAAGAACAAGCCGCACCGACCCAGGTGCAGATTCCTGGCGACAGCCAGATCAACATCCAGCTTCCGCTGGTCAAGGTGCAGCAGCTCGTCCTGGTGCTGCAAAAGCAGCCCTTTGAGGCCGTCTCTGGATTCCTGCCTGAGATTTTGGTGCAGGCCAACTCCCAGGTGGCCAGCATCATGATCAACGCCAAGGCCACGCAGGAGGCCGAGCAATGAGCACGCGCATTTATGTGGTGACCGACACCGAGACCAACAAGCACCGCCTGATTCGCGCAGCCAACCAGGCCCAGGCCATCAAGTACGCCGCCTCGACTCGGTTCGACATCGAGGTGGCCGGCCAGGACGACTTGGTCAGCTTGCTGACCCACGGCATCCCTGTCGAGCTGGCTACCGGCCAGGCCACAACCGACATGTTCGAGGAAGCTGCCATCGTGAACGCTGGAGGGACTGACTGATGAAACGCTACATCGGAACCAAGATCATCCACGCCGTGCCAGAGAAGCACAGCGAGTCCGGCCACGAAGGCTACCGCGTGCGCTACGCCGATGGCTACGAGTCCTGGTCGCCACAGGAGGCATTCGATAACGCCTACCGCGAGTGCGATGCCATGACCTTTGGTCTGGCGCTGGAGTGCCTGAAAAAAGGCATGCATGTGTGCCGAGCAGGCTGGAATGGCAAAGGCATGTGGCTTGAGCTGCAGCGCCCTGACGAGCACAGCAAGATGACGCTGCCTTATGTGTTCCTGAACTATCCGGCAGATGCCCAGAACACGCCTGGCGCGCGCGTGCCGTGGTTGGCCAGTCAGACTGACATGCTGGCCGAGGACTGGAAGGTGGTGATCTGATGACCACGCCGACCACCTCCAAGTCGTCGGCGTCTGCCACCAAGGATCGGTACATGACGATCCGCATTCCGGCAGATGTCGAGCTGGCGCTGCGCCGCCAGGCCGAGGCAGACACCAGGACACTGGCCGCCCAGGTGCTGCACTACATCAAGCAGGGGCTGGCAAGCCAGCAGCAGGAGGCCACCACATGAAGTTGCGGCCTCGTTTTGCTGTCCAGTGGTTCCCACGCCGCTGGCCGTACTTCGCCATCGGTTTTGACCGTGGCGAGTTTCACCTGTACCTGTGGATCGTCGAGATCGAAATCTGGAGGTCATACTGATGAAGTGCCCTGTCTGCGGCACCTGGACGCTGGTGAAGGAAACTCGCCAGCGTGCAGAGAACGCCAAGTACCGCCGCTACGAATGCGCCAATGAGCACCGCTTCACAACGCTGGAGAAGGTGGAAAAGGTCATCGTTGCGAAAAAGACGAAAGATTAGGGTTTGTCCGTATCAATTAAATTGTGGGAAATCGTGGTAAGATGCAGTCATCGCAACCAACTGGCAAGGAGCCGAACGTGAAGCAAACGCAACAAGTGCAACAGCCCAAGCAGCCGACCTGGCTGCAGCAGCGCGCCAGTCTGCTCAACCCTGACTGGAAGTACGTTCCAGCAGCCTCAACCAACATCCTGGAGCGCTTTCGCGCAATGGGCTGGGTGCCACCTTCGGAGGTCAAGAATGAAAAAGCTGCTTAATGGCCTGCTGGCCATCCTGATCGGCACCGCCTTGGCCATCCTGCTGATGGAGTGGTTTGTCGGCTGCGGTGAGACCTACATTGACTCCAAAGGCGAGCGCCACAAGTACGCCTGCATGTTCTTGGACCTGAAGTGAGCTGCTGCAACCTCAAGAAGATGGCCAGCGCCATGCTGGTGGTGCTGGCCGCAATACTGGTGGTCTGCCTTTGGATCGTCCTGATCGCGGCATCTGCTGCCCTGGCACCAGAGAGGCGCATCATTGACTGCAGCATGGCATCGTTTCACCCTGACTTCACGCCGGCCATGCGCGAGGCGTGCCGTAAAAGATGACCTGCAACCAAAACTGTCGCCAGGGTCGGGACTGCAACTGCGCAGGCTGGCACATTGTGCCGCTGAACGACCTGCGCGAGCACGAGACAAATGGCAGTTGCTGGTGCAAGCCGACGCTGGACGATGGCGTGTGGCTGCACCACTCGATGGACGGCCGCGAGGCCTTTGAGACAGGCGAGCGCTTGCCGTCTTAGCCAATCATGCTGATGGCCTTGGACTGCACATCAGCAACGCGCCTTCCCCAGCCTTTGCCGAAGGTTGGCCAGGTCGGCAGGTCCATCAGGAATGACAGCCGGCGCTTGGAGTAGTCCTCGACAAGCCGCTGCGAATCAAAGGCCGACACAGCCGCCAAAGTCTTCGGGCCTATGCCACCATCCTGCTCAACGCCAACGCACGCCTGGAGCCACTTTGCAGCCCTTCCTGGGCCGCTGTTGATGGCGGCATCAAAGACAGCGTAATCGACGCCAGACGGCAGCTCGTCGCCACGCACCTTGTCCCAGTATTTTGTCTTGTACAGAGGTGCCACATCGGCAGGCGTGAGCGCACGCATGGCCTTCTCGTCCACCTCATGGCCGCAGTATTCTTCCCAGACCTTCTTGGTGCAGCCGAGGTTCGTCATACCGCCTGGGTCTTTGGGGTGGTTCACAAAACCGCCCTCGTGGTGTAGGACAGCAGCCAGCGCAGCGTCGAAGTTCTGTTTCATGTCGTCACTTAGTGGTTTTGGAGAGCAGATCGGTCTTGGCCTGCGAGCCAGCCGAGCTGCCGAAATAGTAGGCAATGATCCCTGTCCAGGCCGTGCCCAGGCTGCCCAGCATCATCAGGATTGCAGGGTTGCTGCTGTCGATCTGGTTAAAGAACATCATCACCATGATGCCGAAGAAGCCAATAGTGACCGCGCCGGCCAGGATGGGAGGCATCATTGAGCGAGTCGTGGCCTGCATGTCCCTGGCGCTTTTGCGGTCCTCGACGGCCAACTTCTCAAAGTTCAGGCCCAGCTCCTGAGCCTGCTTCTGCAGCTCAATCTCGGCCAGCTTGACCTGGGCAATCTGGTCTGCCGTCAGCTTGTTGTTGGCAATCAGGTCGCCAACTTCCTTCTCGTCAACTCCGATGGCCTTGGAGACAGCCGAGACAGCCATGCCGGCCAGTGGGCCGCCGAGCGCAGTGGCGATGGTGGGTGCGATCTGCTTGAGCCAGTCCATGTCAATCCCTCGCTGCTGTGACCACGTCATCGCCCTTGCTGACCGTCACCTTGTCGCCCTGGACCGTGACCTTCATGGGCTGCTCTGGACGATCCAGCCGGTCGAGTTTGTTGATCAAGTCCTTGATGACCTCGAACTCTGGCTTCTCTTGCTTGGCGTTCGCACCAGCGATGCCGTTAAGCATGGAGATCAGCGCAGTCAAAGCAGCGCCCAGCAGGCCCATGACGGCTGCGATCTTCTCGTTGTCGAGCACGATGGACGCGCCCACGCCGATGCACACGATGAACGTGATGTAGAACAGACCCTGCTTGCCAATGGCACGGCCGGCAACGTCCTTGGCTGGAGAGGTGGCCTCCAGCTTGTTCAGCTCAATCCTGGCCTGCTCCTTGACGATGGCCAGCTCGCGGGACAGATCGTGCTCGGACATGGTCAGTGCTTGAAGTAGTTCAAGGCGTAACCAACGACAGCCGAGACGCCAGAGACGATGCTCATGCCGAACCACAGACCGCCCTTGCCCTTGTTGGCCAGCGCCAGCAGCTCCTCGACATTGCGTTCCATCTTGTCGACCTTCTTGTCCATGTCCTGGACCTTCTGCCACAGAACGCCGTACTTCACCAAATCGATCTCATTGCTCTCTGACATCACGTCTGTCTCCAACATCACAAGCCTTCGCCAGGCACAATGTAGACCGTCGAGGCAGAGGACGCAGCGCCACTGAAATAGACCGTCCGGTTGAAGCGCAGGATTTCAACGGCACCAGGAACCAGCACGATGGCCGGAGACGGGTTGCCGGCCACAGGAGCCACAGCATTGGCAGTTGCCAGTGCAGCAGTTGCGCCGACGCCCAGAAACACCGTATTAGCGCTGCTGTTGACGATGCGGTACTGGCCCATGCCCTGAGCATCGAATTTGTCGTAGACCGGAGCCTGGACGCCAGTAGGAGGTACAACGGCAGCAGCGACGACGACGGTCTCACCCTGTGGTGCAAATGCGATTTGCGAATTGGTAGCCATGTCAGACTCCTTGTGCTGCTTTGTAGGTTGCGATTACGTCAGCAGTATGCGTAGCTGCACAAACTGCCTGCACGCGCGCATCCTCGTTGCTGTAGTCATCGCCGGGAGCAACAACGTGGCGGTGGAACGTGCCACTGATCTGCTTGCCGTCTTCCATGATTGCGGTCTTGGTGCGAACTTGGACGCTGCCATTTTCGACCACTTCGATGCGGTCAACGATTTGAACTTTCTCTAGCATGATGCTCTCCTTTCCTGCCCAAGAATTTACTTGGGTTTTGGTTTAACAATCGGTTGCGCCAACGAATTCTGGCAGAGTTTTTAGGTGGTCGTAGGCCTGTCTGATGAAATTTTGCCCGTCTAACATAGGAACAAATGACGAGATTTTTCTTTCAGAAAAAACATCATTTACAAAAGCATCAACAGACACGATAAAACCGTGTTTGTTGCCGCTTATACTTGTGATTTTCCAATAAGCATCTTTTGCCACAAGACTGCCAGAAAAGTTTTCTTTTTGGACTGTTAAGTCTTTTCTCAGTGCCATTTCAATCTCCTTAATAAATGCTATATGTGACTTGAATTTCAATCGTCCCCGTTGAAGGACCAAGTTCGCTGCCAATCAACCCACCAGGATTGGCACTGCTGTTATTTTTAAAAAACGCGCCGTATCCGTTTGTGCTAGACAACTGCATTGAATAAATATCAGTGTCTCCTTTAATGGTAATTCCGAACATTGGATATGTGCTGTTCGTTGGAATCGGAAGCCCAAGCAAGTAAGCATATTGAGTGGTTCCAGTTTTGACCGTATATACAATGCTTGCTCTAGCAGTTACAGTTCCATTTGACACGTTGTAATAACCTGTCGATGTTGCAGTCCAAGGAGTGCCGATTCCATCCGGCCTGATCACAGGTGTCCATGACAACTGGCGGTCGCAGTTGATAATGTCCCCTGGCAAAAAGTTGACAATGCTCCCAAGAGCCTGGTTTTGAAAGATTGAAACTTTGGTGACAGTTCCACCAGGCGGCACAACCCGAGTAATATTTCCGCTCAAGAAGTCGTTGTACTCAATCGCAAGGCCGACAATGCCGTCACCAACGACAATGTTTGAACCACCGTTGACTCCGAAGAAATTGCCTACAATCCGCGTATTGATTGAGAAGTTGTAAAGACCAAAGATACGCATGGTATCGCTGGTCACATCCTCAAAATAATTGCCTTCAAAGTTCAGGTTTTCTGTGGACCTGAAATCGCAGTAGTAATAACCGCTGGTGATTCCATCGTTCGCTTCAAATCGGTTGTTGCGAACATTGATGACGCTGCCGCTGTACTGCCCATCATTGATGTTGTAGATGTACAAGGCACTGTCGTTCAAGCCCTCGAACTTGCTGTCGTCAATCGACCAGATCGAGAAGTTGCCGCCAAGCGATTTGATTCCGCTGACGCAATAACTGAACAAGCAGTTTTTTACTTGCCCAATAATCATCTTCTGCGTGGCGTCGCCGTAAATGCCGCCAACAGTCTGTTGTTCAAATGTGACGTTGACAAAACTTGTACGGTCTAAGATGGCAAAGCCACCAGACGGCGTGACATTGGACACAAAGCCATGCTCACCGTATCTGAATGTCAAGTTGCTGAATGACAGCAAAGATTGCGTGCCGACACCTTCTGCCGAAATAATCGGAAACGTGTTGGCAGACGCTTCGATGACAGGCGATGATTTCAATCCACCATCACCGTAAAAATTCCTCTCACTGTCTGTAATAGTCAGCGACGAAGAAATCAAATAAGTTCCTTGCGGGAAGTAAATTGATTTTGCACCAGTGTCGATTGCGGCTTGCAAAGCAGCAGTGTCGTCCGCGATGCCGTCACCAACAGCACCGTAGTCCATCACGTTGACTGGTGCGCCAACGATCATTGAATAAGTTGCTTTTGTCAAAGACATGACTATTCCTTAAACAAAGTACGTCATGCAAAAAACAACAGACCCAGACGCAGGAAAATCTGTTCCAAGCAATGCCCCAGCCGCACCTGGATAGTTGTCTTTCCAAAACTGAAGCGTTGTTGAGGATGCTGGCAAATACGCCGTATAAGATGCTGTATCAGTGGCACCTTGCTGGATTGCAATTTGCACAAAAGATTTTCCGCCAGAAGTAAAAGGCAGACCCGTCATAAACGCATAACTTCCACCTACCGAACCAATACTTGAATAAGCGTATTCGCATGTTATTGTTACTTGACGTCCAATCTTGGTGTAAAAACCGACAGCCGCTGTTGATACAAAAGTGACTGCACCAGCACCATTTGCAGAGATAACAGGCGTCCAAGTGCCTTCTTCATAGTCGTCCAGTAGCTCACTGGTCATCCCAGCGGCATGTGGGTCTGCGGAGAAGTCAATGCCTTTTCCTGCTGTGCCAATGACAAGATTGCCATTGATAATGGTCTGATCGCCAGTTCGTGTTGATGGGAAGCCGACTGTTTTAAGCATTGCTTTCTCCTTAGATCAGAAACTCGATAACTGATGTGAATGGTGGCGCTTGCGTGAACGTCACATTTCCACCAGCCACTGAGTAAGTGTTTTGATTTTGATAGACGCCGTTGATATAGATTGCACTTGGCACCGAAGAAACAGGGAAAACAGTCTGTACTCCATCGCCAGTTGCATTTGTTGCAATGGCACCGCCGCCACCACCAGCATACAAATTGTCCAGAAGGGATGTGTAAACCACGCTGCCGTTCTTGTCCTGCACTTGGATGCTGTAGTCGCTTCCAACAAACAACCTGGAAGGCGTGCCGCTGTTGACCGGATAGCCTCCCTGCGTGCGGATCGGCTGCACAGCAGCCAGCGTTTGAGCTGCATCCCAGTAGACGTTGATCGCATTGCCAATGGGTGGCAGACCAGCAGTGCCGATCCAGATGTAACCATCCTCCAACGGCTGGCCATCAGCGCCAGCAAAGGCTGGGTATGGTGCGGGTACTGAAACTGTGCTCATTGTTCGCTCTCCTGCTCAAATTGGCGTCCGGCCTGGATTGCACTCTGCAAGTACTGGACGCGCGCATCCAGAGATTGTGGCAGGGTGACCCCTTTTGCGAAATCACTGAAATCCTT